AGAAACGTAACTTTTAATAATCCAGATATAAATAAAATGGAACGAAGAACATTTAAGAGAGTGTTTAATGTACCTATCCACGGAGCTAGAAAAAGAGTTAAAGTTTCTGCTAAAAGATTAGGGATCCATTGGCCAAATGGGATGTCTCCTTTTAGAAAGTGGAGCATATCTCGTATGGAAGAACTTAAAATTTTAACTGATAAGCAAATGGATAATAGATTTGGTAACTCTAAAGATATTAGACAAGCTAACTACATCAGAGATTTGAATTTGAATGAGAAACAAAGAAAAGCTGCTATTAATCAAATAACTAAAGGATGATAAATGCCAGCACTACAAGAGAAGGAACGAATAGCAAAAATGATGTTCGTTTTAAGAACTATTAGCGGTAAGACACAAGCTAAAATTTCTAAATCTTTAAATCTCACATTCCAACAAGTTCAGAAATACGAAAAAGCTCAAAATGGAATTGGAGCTGATAAGTTATTTTTACTAGCCAAAAGTCAAGGTTGGGATATTAACTTATTATATAATGGAAACCCAGAGGAAGTGCTTATGCAGATCCCTCTATTTAAGCAAGATAAGGTGGCTAAAAAATTTCGTGAGATAGAAGCTAACATTATGGAAGAACGCAAGCTACAACGTCTCTATGCGCCTCTAATGCCTAAATTAAACCGAGAGCTAGCTGGCGAAAATACATTCCAAGATAAAGAGCTGCCACTTGCTGCTCCAATAAATAAAATTGCGTAAATAATTGAGGGAGCTAGCAACTCCCTCGTTACTTTTTCCCCTCAAAAAATACAAAAAAAATAGCAAACATCTTTGGTTTACTCTCTGGTTTACTCTCTGATGGTTTAGAATTGTTGTGTGCCAATAGCTATTGGTAATATTCGAACCTACCAATCATTTTGTAAATTATCGTTGTTATATAACACTTACAACCACGATTAGACAAATTTTATTTACCAAAAAGGTTATAAAATAAGGCTTGTTTTTCCTAGCTGTTATCACGTTGATACATCATTTACTCCCCGATAACTCTCTGATACAAGTCTCGAAAAAATAGAAGTCTGGGTGTAGCGTAGCCTGGTAACGCACTAGCTTTGGGAGCTAGGGATCGCTGGTTCAAATCCAGCCACCCAGACCAGATTATCCGCCAAGCGGGTTAGAAGCAGACGCTTTGATTTCGTCTATTTTAACCTTTAATAATTCAATTTGTTTCTCGTTTATCAATATTTTAGTATGGCCATGACCCGTTGCGCCTTCTATTTCATCTGATAATTTTGCAACCTTTTCTTCTAATACTGCTATTTCAGCAGAATAGTCAGTAGAAGATCTACCTTCTATTTCAGATAATCTAGTAGTCAGTTCTCCATACTTTGTAAAACCAGCTCCAATGGAACCAATTAAACCAATGATGACAACTATGTTAGTTAAGTTCTTTTTAATACTATCCATTTTTAAGTACCTCTATTTCTATTAATAGTTCTTCTTTTCTTTTATTGATGTCGTGTAAGATATTTTCTTTAATGTTTATTGGATCATTACTAATGTAATTAACCAAGGTTACATTGTTATAGATGTCTCTGTTATCAAACATCATAACTTGATTAAGATATATATCTTTACTCTTATAAAACGCCTGGTTGTTATAGACAGCCAGGTTAATAGAGCTATCACTTTGCATAGCATCTAGCTTTATAATACTTTTTACTTCTAAATTTTTAGCAGCATCTTTAACTACTGCATCTACCTTATCCATAGACGCTTCTAATTTACTTACTTTAGTATTAGTTTTATTAGTTTTAGTTTCTGCTTTAGCAGTTACCTTTTCTTCGGTTTCTGTTTTGGTTTCTTCGGCTTGACTTTCGTTGGTTTTTTCTTCCCGTACATTTGTAGTCTCCTTTTTAGTTTCTATTATTTCTTCTGGCTCTGCTGGTGGTTCTTCATTTTGAGTTTCTTCCATAATAGCCATAGCTATTTGAGCTGGTTTTTCTTCTTCCTTTTCTTCCATCATCATAGTTGGTGGTGGTAAAAAAGATGCTGTTTGGATCTCTGCTTTAGTTACTTTAGTTTCTGTTTTTTCTTCAAACTCTAATACAGCAGCTGTTATCTCTACGGCTTTTTCTTCTGGTGGTAATGCAGCAGCTGCAATAGTTTCTATTTTTTCAGTAAATATTTCTACAAATTCTTCAGTAAAAAATTGTTCTTCTTCTTGAAATAAAACTTGTTCTTCAAATGCTTGTAATGCTTGTTTAGTTTCTACTTGTAAAACAACATTATTATAAGTCATGGTTAATGATATGTTGTCTATGTTTGGCCCACCAAGAGTTGCTGGAGCATTTGCATCTATGGCAGAAATAGTAGTGTTACCTACATTTGAACCAGTACCAGTATAGATAAGAGTATCAGTAAAATTAGCTCCATTGATACCCGTTACATCTGTTCTAGTAGATTGCATGGTTGCAATAACATTACCAGAGCTATCTTTAATATTAAGATTTATAGTAAATTGATCCGCAGCTCCGCTGCCTCCCCAACAACCAGATACATTACATTCTCCGTTTTGCACCTCGGTTACTTGGTTTAAAGTAATACCATTATCCAACATATTCTGGGTAATAGTATTAGTTGTTAAATTAACATCTTGTGAAATAGATCCGCTATCGCCAAACTCTAAATCATAATTACTTGATACACCATTTAGCTCGCAGCAATCGTTGACTACCTGGGTATTACCGCTTGTTGTCCAGCCATTAGCATTACCCGTTTCAAAATTACCATTGGTTAATAAGTTACCAGTTGTTATTTCTTCAGCTTTTAATCCAACTGAATTTGCAAACCAGGATAATAGCAACCAAAGTAAAGCTGCCAATATAATATAAAATTTCATTATCTAACTATGTTAGGTTTAATCTTTTCTATTTTAATTTTATTTTTTTGATCTTTTATTTTTTTTAATTCAAGTTTTAGATACTGTTCGTAAGTTGGCATCTTGCCATTATATTTTTCAAATAATATTTTAGTTGCCTCTGCACCAATCTTGCCTTCAATTGGACACGGAGTGTTTGCAAACGCTGCACTCATTGCATGGAATATTTCTGGATTACCACACAACACACTTATAGCTGCAACCTTCATACCCATACCATGCAGAGCTTTAGATAAATTAATTGTTTGACATACGGGATCTATAAAATGTCTGCCAGCTGATACACCTATTGAGAAGTTTTGTACCCCAGCAGATAAAGCTAATGCGCAATTGTTCATTGAACCTAACGATGGCGCAGCAGACGTGTATGGAGCTGATCGAATGTTAGATGTTGTACTGTTCGTGGTTGTACTGGATGACGTAGATCCGCTTTCGTAGGTTGTAGATCCCCCAGTATAGTTACCTTCAATAGCTGTGTTAGATCCAGATGTATTAGTTTGATTACCAACAGCGAATGCAGCTGTACCTAAAATTATAATAAGCCATAGAATACCTAAAAAAGTATAAGCAACACCCTTAATCCATTTCATTTTTTTTTCTTACATTTGCATCGAGGAGTAAATAACCACGCAGTAAAGTTGTCTATTGCTCCTAGAAATTTTATTATATATTTGTCAATCATTTGTTCATTAAGCGATCCATGTGTGCATAGATCCTTCCCATTTGTTTATCTATATTCATTAATTCTTGTTGCAGCATTCCAACTAATGTTTGAAGCTCAACTAAAGTTATTAGTACCCAGGTAGATAACCCCATAAGGATTGTACCCAGTAAAGGAACCATCCACTTATGTTGTTTCATCTGCCACCACCCTTGTATCTTGTAAGTTTCTTCTGTATTTTTTCTGATTTATTTAAAGATTTTTTATGAACGCCTGGCCGCTTCTTTGGTTTATCCCTTGGTACAAAATGGGTAAACTTAATACGAGCCATTACTTTTTCTTGCGGTTCATCAACTTGTCAGAAACTCTGGATCCAAAACTTGCTGTAAAGACGATGATTACGAGATACCATACGCTATCTGGGAGATCATTTATGATTGCTACCCATTCTCTAAAGTTTTCTCTAGTACCTGGAAACCAACCAGTAGTTAGCATTCCAATTAGCCAGAGCATTAATATCTCATCCTTGTATGATTGATCCTGGCTTTTGATCCTAGTTATATCTACATCTTTAGCTGCTTCTATTTCAGCAGCTCTAATTACTTTTACCTTTTCTGCTTTATGTTTAAAATGTTCTGTTGCTTTATTAAAAACCATTTTAGTTAATGGGTTTTTTAGTATGCTTAAAAATTGTATCATGCGCAGCTCCTAACTAGTTCCGCCAGGCTTTCACATCTTGACGTAGTTTGCTTGTGCCATGCACTATCAATCATTTCATCAGCTGCTTTATTATAATCTCCAGCTTCTAAACCTTCCCACATCTTCTTAAATTTCATAGTACGAGGCTTGCCTAACTGAAAACACATTTCACAAATGACACCTTTAATAGTTTCTGGTACTTCTATTTCTTCCAAAAGTTCTTCAGCAGATGTAAGAGCAATCTGAAAATCATTGTCAAAAACAGTTTCAAGCTGCTCTTTAGGATACGCCACACCTTCAACAAAGTCATCGGTAGGTAGAACCAGATGGCCATAGCCAATTGTAGCGAAACCCAGGCTATCGGAGTACACAGTATCCCTAAACCCTTCGTGTTCCTTAATTCGTTGTTTAACTTCTTCCATCCTTCATTTACTTTCTGGATCAAAATTAAGAATTTTGACACCTAATCTTTTTTGTTCGCCAGTTTTACTTCGGCTAATCTTCCAACCATTCTTGCGATAGTTTTGTGTTTTAACATCATAAGCCGTGTACTCCCCCGTCTGTATGTTTAGAACTAATATGTCTATTGGCCCCGCACCTATTGGGGTAAAGACTATTAAGTTTGGATCTTTTGCAAACTTTGCAGCAGCTAATAGTTCATTAGATAAACCTTTAGCAGCAGTAGTTCTATTTCGTGAAGTAGTAGAAGATTGAGCCAAGCAAACCACCTATGAGTATTATTATAGTAGCAGCTCCTTTACCTCTATTCATGTCAGCTTTTAATGATTTAATATCTACTCGCATTTCATCGATTGCTTTAAACAAAGTTTTCATTCGTTCTGCGCAAACCTTTTCATGGTAAGATATTCTAATTCCATTAGCATCTTCTATGTTAGAGTTTGTAGTTTTCTTTTTTGCCATCACGTTTCCTCTATTGCTTCACAACTAAATTTAGTTGCAAGGCGATATTTGTTTATAATTTTTTCATCTTCTAAATCTAAATATTTTTGGCTGGTATCTAACGCAGCCATTGCGCATTCTTTCCAGGTATTGAATTGTAAATTAAATTCTACTGGATCTTTGCAAGTATTTTCTAAAAAAGAGCATACTGATATTAGCAGTATAAACTTCATTGCTTATGGTTTAGTTGGCCATGTAGCATCTTCACATTTAGCAACAGTATCTTTACCAGCTGGTAGATCTCTTAATTGCTGTCTGTAAGTTCTCATATTATCAGTAAGTGTTGCATCTGATAAAGCTAGGTAATCTGTTTCAGCAAGTAATCTATTTCTTTTAGATCTTAAATCAGCTAATGCTCTTGCTGGAGCAGCGGCTAATACAGCTGCTTCTTCATTGTCTCTAGCAGTTTCTTCTTCAGCTGTGAACTGAACAGACACTCCATTTATATTATGAAATCTTGGCATAATGTATTCCTTGTTTGTTGTTGTTGTTAATTGTTAAGCGATGCTGAAAGCATCAAATTCTATGCAATACCATAAAGGCAAATATCTCCATCAAATGTACCAGAACTCATTGAAAATTGAATAGCATCTATTGGACTAGTGGTATTTCCATATCCAGCTACATGACTACTCATACTATAATCTGTGTAATAAACAAAATTAACAGTTGAAATAAAATGTTTTACAAATGTCGCAGAACTTGGGTTGAATAAATGTAATGTTCCTGATAAAGATTGGTCATTATCATTTCCTAAACTATTATTAAATCTTTGAGTTCCTGTGCTTTGTGCTAAATCTGATGTAGTTGCATAAGATAAAACTGTTTCTGTGTCTGATTCATTGTGCCAAGTTAAAAAAAAAGTTGATGTTTTAGTCACATTGTAATTACTTCCACCATCTGTGGACATATTCATTTCAAATCTTACATTATCAGTTGCTGGGTGCATATTATTAAATGTAAATAAGTATTCCTTGTAAGTATTATCCAAGACAACTGAACTTGCACCATCAACAAAAGATAAAGTAGAAGAACTAGAAGCTGTTAGCTTTTTAATAAATGTCATACTGCCTAATCCTGTAATACTACCAAAAGCAGTTGCGTTCTTTACTCCATTATTTGATAACTTAACTATGCTCATTAACTATCCTTAATACCATAAAGTTTAATTTTGCCACTATCTATATTTCCACTATTCATTTTAAACTGCATAGCATCAATAGCAGAGGTAGTGTTAAAATATCCACCAATAAAACATTCAATTGTATAATCTCCTGAATGATTAAAATTAGTAGTTGCTATAAAATGTTTTACAAATGTTGTAGAACTTGGATTAAATATTTGTAATGTTCCACTTAAACTTTGGTCATTATCTGCACCTAGATCAGCATCCAAATTTAATTGTTGAAAAGATGTGCTATTTGCTAAATCATTATTAGCATCATAAGATACACCTGATGATGAGCCACCTTCATTATGAAAAGCCTTAAAAAATGTAGATGTAATATTAACACCATAACCACTTCCTGTATTAATAGAACCTTGAAATAAAAAGCGATTACCATCTGAAGCTGGGTGAATATTTATAAATTTAAAAACATAGATAGGATATGTGCTATCCAAGACTACATCAGAACTTCCATCTACGAATGACAATGTAGAACTAGAACTAGCAGTTAAAGTTTTAATAAGTGTCATAGCTCCACTTGGTATTG